CAGGATAAAACCAATTAATTTCATTATACAATGTGTTGTGTTCTGCATAAACTAATTGATTTGAACTTTGGTTAATTCCTAAATTATCTCCGGTTGTAGTAAATACAAAGTCTTCAACTAAACAAGGAATAGATTTTACAGTACCATCAAACATAAAAAATCCACCTTCACCTGACATCCAAAACACAATACCATTGGAATAACTCAATGCGTTTTGTCCAATCAATCCACAGTTAGTACCCACCTGTCTAACAGAAAATGTAAAAGGTGGTCCAACAAATTGAATTACATAAGCAGAAGTATCTGTTAATACTAATGTATAATCTTTACCAGATACTGCTCCCATAATTTCATTTCCTTTATCTAATCTAAAAGTTCCTGCGGTATTAGTTGCTGTTGGAGTATAAGTATTAAAATCTTCTTGATTAGAAAATCTAATAAACATTGGATCTTGTGTTGTATTATCTCCAATTGTTGTTTCTGTTCCAAAATGAAACACATGTCTATCTCTATCTGATACTTGAGTTAATCTTGTTTTAGTAGGAGCACCGGACATGACAACTGCTCTGTTTGATCTAGGAGTTGCTGCGCCCGCATTCCATGTAAATGTTTTACCATTATGAATAGTTGCAACAAGTATTTGACCAAAGTTATCTAGGCTCCAGAGCCCTGGATCCAGAATCACGTTACTGGTTGTACTTGCAGTACCCCACGTGCTTGAACTCCACGTGCTTGTACCCCAACCTAAACCTGCGGTTTGAAACGTTGGACCAATTATTTCATATGGATCAATTTGTGCAGAGCCTGTTCCAGAAGTTGTACCTGCTGAATTAGAAGGCATAATAATTTCAAAAGTATTTGTAGTTTTATTTCTTACTTCAAAAGAATTGCCCGTGAAATCTGATATAGCATAACCCGAACCTGTTGGAACCGTAACAGATGAAAATGTTATGTATCTTCCATTTAATAAACCATGTGATGTTTTATTTACAGTAACTGTAGCAGAACCGGATGCTGCAGTGAAGGTAGCTCCAGTTATAACATCATTATCTAAAGGACTGATATCAAAAAACTCACCTTCATAATATAAAAACAAACCTTGTGAAGTTCCTATTGCTACGTATTTTTCACCAGCAATACTAGCAAAGGCATGTTGTGCTCTTGCTACACCAGGCAATGTATTATTTGAATTAGTAAGTTGACTCCAACCACCTATTTTCTCAGGCAGTCCATACCTAAATCTTACGAAATCACCATCGATCCATCGACTTTCGGCCCCTGATTCTGTAACCATTTTGTCAAAACCGGGTTTAAAATTAAGTTTTTGTAACATAAATATCCAAATATTATAAAGGAGACAGCGGGTGGTATGTGGTGGTGTCCACTGCCTCCATTATAATATACTACCTTTTAAACCAAGATGGAAGACCTAAATGTGGTCTTTTGTCAAACATATTTTCTTTGGATCCAGGAGTCTTTTTATTGTTATAGTGCAAAAAAACTTGAACACATTCTTTGCCTTTAAATTTATTTCTCCAATGTTCTAATTCACAACCGGAGTATACTAACATATCCCCTGGTTTTAAATCTACTTTAACACCTTTCATACCTTCTTTACCAGATGGCTCAAGATATATAGGCCAAGGATCACCACCTAAATTCATAGTAGTAGATATCTCACAACTAAATCTATCTTTATGTCTTTTAAGTTCATCACCTTTTTTATAAATTCTTGCATAAGTATATGCAGGATATAATTTTAATCCTGTTGTTTTTTCCATAACTGGCTGACATTTCAACATTAAAGTTTCCATTGCGATGTCTGAATAACAAGAATAAGTGTGTGGTATTTGTTCATTTTCTCCTTCATAATATCCAAGTAAAGTTTCATACGGAGAAATATATCTTTCTTTTCTACAAGTATCTAAAACTTGTTTTTGCATGCAAAAATAATTTGCAACAAACGCAGCTAAGTCTTTTGAGATAGCTTGCCTAATAACTGTGTATTTATTTTTTTTAAATGACATCTCTAGCCATTTCTTTTGGTATAGCTTGTATATTCCAATGTATAAATCTAAAAGGTTCTACACCATGATCTACTGCAAATTCATGTTCTAAATATCCTGGAAATATAATTAAAGTTCCAGGTGTTACTTTAAAATGAATTAATTCAGTTCCATGAAATATACCATTACCATTTTTTAATTTTAATTTTGTAGAACGTGCACCAGTACGTGGTTCATGAAATATTGGAAAAGAAGTTTTATCACTTGATTTTAAAAAATAAAAACCTGATACATGTTGATTCCAATGTACATGTGCATTATGATGTCCTCCACCTTTTTTAGCAAACTCTTGTACCCATAACTCACTAAACATTGTAGTATATTGCTGCATATCAAAACCTTGCCAGTCTAAAAACTCCCAAGACTTTTGACCTATATAATTTCTAAAATCTAAAAATTTGTTATCATAAACAAGTGGAGTAGAATGATAACTTCTTCCAAAGTCACCATGTTCTTTAATGTAATTTTTCTCTCTTTTTTTAGCGTCTTTTATATATTGATTAGAAGCTTTATTTAAAGATTTTACAAACTCTGGTTTCTTTTCAATCCATATAGGTGTTTTAAAATATTCATTTATTATCATATTATTTAAAAGGATATCCAAGGTTCCACATGACCAATGAATATCTCACTCCTTTCGTTACAGGTTTTACTCTATGCCATACAAATGAAGGGAACACAATAATAGATCCTTTCGGTAATATTTCTTTTGCTTGTTTTAAATGTTTGACTTCTTCTCTCATGTGAGGGTCATAGTTTCTAAAATCAAACTCTAATTCACCACCTTCATATTCAGAGCCATCTGTTAATTGACAAGTCATAGATAGTTTTCTAACTTTACCATGTTCATCGGTATTAGGCTTATGATAAGGTTTATCCCAACCATCACAGTGCCAATCATAATATTGATTAAGTTTATATTTTGTAAATTGACAAGACTCACTTCTATCCCAATCAAAATTCCAACCAGCATTTCTATTTGCTTTATGTATGTAAGGATGTAATTCTTTATATATCCAAGTATCATTTAACCAAACTAAATCAGAGTTTCTTCTTTTTTTTATATCTTTGATTTCGTCATTAGTTAATTTTCTATCTCCATAACCACCAGTTCTAGCCATAGATTCAGATTTAGATAAACCGTATTTAATTATATCATCACAAATTTTAGGAGGTATTGCAGATGTAAAATACCAATAGTGATTAGATATATTCATAAGTTATTTTCTGTATAAAATTCAATGAATCTTTCTGTTTGTTTTTTATGTAATACATATTTGTTGATGGAAACATAATAAACATGTTGTCTTTTAATTTTATATCCCAACTTCTTCCTTTACGTCTGTTGTCTTCATAATGTATTCGAACAAAACAATCTTTAACTTTAACACCATAAAGCATTGTAAAGTCTGGAGAGTTTCGTAGATCTACTGGATCAACTTGCAATAAAGGAATTGTTGTTTCCGCAGGTTTATAGATATTTCCCCACGTTGATTTGTTAATTAATTTAATATCATATTCAAGACCAATGTGATCTCGCATATATGTATTTAACATATCCCAAGTTCTTGAAAATGGAAAATCTTTGTTTTGAATTACTGATTGTAGGATATCGCCTGATAATTTGTTTCTATCAATGTCCCAGTCTTTAGGCATTGCTACATCACCATAGAATAAACTTTGTTCGCTTAATACTTTCTTGTCCATACCACCACCTGATATATATTATGCTTTAGAGTTTGTCAAATCCCAAGTTGTATTAGCTTCATTCCAGACGTAATGCCATTCGTGAGTACCAGCTTCGTTTTGTGAAGTTTGTTCTTCTGCCAATGCTGGAGCATCACCGATTGGTGATTTCCAAGAAGCTGATTCATTATGTTTTACCCAAGATGCATATGGTTTTTTAGGCCAGAAGATTTGATTATCTTCATCCCAAGTATAACCAATACCTGCATAGTTTCCTCTTAATGGAGTTTTACCTTCTTTATGTTGGTTACTTCCTGTATTATAGGAAGTTTGAATCCACATTTGTGCAGGCCAGTTATTATGTATTTCTAAATATTGTTGACCTACTGATTCATCTTCAACACCATCAGCATTTAACATATTTTGATTATCAAGTGTTAATACTTGAATAACTTTACTGTTAGCTCCTATTTTTGCGAAATGTGCCATAATTATCTCCTATTATACAATTATTTTTTAATTAGTAAATACATTAATCTTATTGAAATTTATATCTAATTATAACTATCCCTGAACCACCAGCGCCAGAAGAACCACTACAATAATGAGTGCTTCCACCTCCACCTCCAGTATTAGCTGTTCCTGCAACACCTGAAGTACCACCAGGATGACCTCCAGCTCCACCACCACCTGATCCACCGGGTGCTCTAGCAGGACCGTTACTTCCTCCGCCACCACCACCTGCTCTTGTAACAGATGAACCTGTGATTGAACTTGCTGTTCCATCTCCGCCAGATCCTCCATCAATAGGAACTCCATTTCCACCCACAGCAGAAGCTCCTCCACCTCCACCACCAGCTCTATAAGTTGCATTATCTGAAGTACCATTACCACCATTACTTCCTTGTGATGGACTTACTGGGGGAGTATTACCTGCTCCACCTGCTCCTGTTGTACCACCGCTTGTTGCACCTCCACCACCAGAACCACCTGTATTTCCTACATCACCATCACTTCCATCAGCTGGAGCACCACCTCCACCACCTGTTGATGTTATACTTGAAAAAACTGAATTACTTCCATTATTACCAGTTGTACCAGGAGGAGATACAGATGCACCCCCACCTCCAACTGTAATTGGATAACCTTGAACTGAAACAGGAAGAGCACTTGCAGGTGCGCAAAAAGATACTCTAAAACCTCCAGCTCCTCCTCCACCTCCATAAGATCCACCACCACTAGCACCACCGGCAGTTACTAAATAATCTACTGTTGTCGAACCAGAGGGATTACCTGCATTTGATACACAAAAAGTACCAGGGCCTGTAAAAGTATGAATTTTAAAATCTCCAGATGTTGTAATTGTTCCACCAGTTGCTGTTACAAATTGTGGAGAAGTAATAGCACTTGC